CCATATTTAACATTTCCATCTTTTGCGTGCTTGTCGTAATCTAGAGTTTGGATCTTTAGCAGCTTTAGGAAACTTCTTCATTTGTCCTGCCGATCTTGCACAAAATGACTTACGTCGTTTTGCATCTTTAGAACCTTTTTTAACTTTCCCTGTTACTGCTGTTTTAAGTTTAGAACCTGGGTTTGCTTTCCGATAAGCTGCTACGCCTTTCTTTGTCATTCCCGCACCCGATTTAGTCTTTCTAAAATTGCCTGACTTAACCGAAGTCTTGATCCCCATTCCTTTTTTTCTAGGTGTTGCCATTACACACAGTCTCCTTGTGATTCAAACCAACGCCTCAGTTCTTCGAGGCGCTCTTCATTGCTAATTGGTTTGGGCTCTTCTTCCATAGTTTATCCACAGAATACCGTTAATGATGTCACAGCTGCTGTTTGAGTTACTACTCCAAACGTTGTTTGTGGCTCATTTCCGTTAATTAAAATTCCATCGCCTGGTAGAGACATTTGTTGTGACTCTACATTAGCTGGAGTAGCTATACTTAATAAAACTCTATCTGATGCTGCATTACCATCTAAGGTTAATGTAACACTACCTGCTCCTGCAGAACCTACAAAATAGAATCCTTTCATTCTAGTTCTAGGTAAAGCCATACCATCAGCAATAGCATTACCAATACTTACATTAGTTGCTACCGCTGCATCTGATGAGATGCTAGTAATTTTAGAGTAGTAGTTTGTAGAAGTTGCGGTGTCAGCATTAACACCAGCTACAGTTTCAGTGGTTACAGACTGAGATAAATCCCCAGCCACATATCCAGTGATAGTAAATGTAGCAGCAGTTGCATCGCCCGCACAAGTAAATAGAATCTTATAACCAGCCCCATTATCTAGAGGCTGATTAGTAAGTAGTGTTATATCTCCTGCACCACCAATAGCGGCAGCGGCTCGGAATAACGTAGCTGAATAGCTAGGAGTGACGGCCCATATATCTGTTGTTATAGCCATTGTCTATTCTCCTATTAAGCTGTACGTGTAATAGTATAAGCAGTAGGACTACTAAATAATAAAGTATATTTAGCCATGCCTGTAACACCTGAAGGTACAGTAAGTAGTCCAAATGACGCGCCTACAGCGGCAGCGGCGGCTGATAAAATTGCGTTAGTACTAACAACCATTGTTACTGTGCTAGCTCCACCGGTATTATCAATAACTAATTCAAAAACTGTTCCTGCCTGCGCTTGTAATTCAGCACCTAAAAGTGTTCCAGTTGGAAATGTAATACTTGTTCCTGCTGCAGATGTTGATGTGATATATCCTGTAGCTACTTCAGCTGCGGTTGCGACTGCAGTTGCGTTAATAGCTGCGGAGGTAGTGTGGTCGGATAGAAAGCCGCTTTGTGATACGACTGGTCCCGAAAATGTGGTTCTTGCCATGATTTTTTCTCCATACAAAGTTTAAGCTTATCCGTCGTGTATGCGTCTGCTGGGGCAGTCTGATAAGCTGGATGTTCCCAGATAATTAATGATACTCTATTTAGTGCTTTTACACAATAAAAAAGGGGCCGAAGCCCCTTAGTTAAAACTAAACAATTACTTGTTCATTACATACATTGTTACTTCAAAACCGAAACGCATTTCAGTTGCTTGAGGTTGTGTCCACATAGTGTTTCTCCTTCTTTTCTAGATTTCAGCAGTGCTGATTTCGACATTATACATTTTAGTTACATTTGTAATCTAATGAAAAGTATGAGTTGTATATAAAGAAAACCCGACAGAGAGGAGCCGGGTTTTCAGAGGTAGTGCTAAGTAGAACTAAAAAACTACTTATGCACCTGGTGAACCCCACATACCTAGCGGATCACTCCAACCAAATGAGTATCTTTCACGGGCTTTGTATCTAACATTACCTGTGTCGAAATCACCGTCCATAGATGTTGTTAAAGCAGTTCTTTCAAAATGCTTCATACCATTAGGAACGTCGGTTGTTAAGAAGTAAGCGTCAGCATCAGTTAAATAGTGGTTTACTGTATAACCTTCTGGAATTGCACCATTATTTCTCAATGCGTTAAGGTCGTTATCAGCTGTACCAACACGAAGTTGAGTATCTAATAAACGAGTAGCAACGAATTGTAATGCTGGTGGAATTACCAACTTACGAGGTTTAGCTGCAATTAATAAACCTCTTTCATCAGTCCATGCTGCGATTTGAATCACTGCGTTTTCTAATGCTGTTTCGTTAAGGTCTGTTGCAACTGCTTGTACGTTACTGTTAGTACCACCTGAAACTAATGGGTGGTTAGTAACTGCACCGGCGGCATTAGTACCAAACAATGAACGGTTATCGCCACCAAGGAAGTTCTGGTTGAAACCATTGTTAAGAACATTAGCTGCTCTAACTTGTTTAGTGTTTGCCATTGAACGTGCAAGAGCTTTAGTATAACGAGCTGAAAGACTATCATATAGATTATCTTCAACTGCTTCTTCAGTTAAACTGAATCCTAAAGCAATTGTTACGTGATTATATCTAGCTGTAAAAGCTTCTTGTGCGTTGTCATACGCAATAGCTGCTCCCTCATTTTTCAGAGGTGCTGCTGCAAAGCCAGCTAGTTTTGTTTCTTCTTCGAACGAGCGGTCTGAAGATTCAGTTTCGTAAATCTCTTTGTGCTCTTCGCCATAACGCTCATACTCTAAACCGAATAGTGCGTTAAGACCTGGTAATAGCTCCTTAAGGAGCTGGGCTCTTGAAATCGCCATGATTATTTCTCCTTAATTAGATTCCAGTTGGGTTATTATATGAGTGATTTACACCATTAAACTTAATTAATAAGTCTGTGAATGCATCACCCACGGTTGAAGTTGGACTATCTACAAAGTCAACAATACGGAAAGCAATAGTGCTTGTCGTAGCTGTTGTAGAAGATACTGCAGTATTAGAGTTACCTGTAGTAGTATCGCCTGTAGTTGTAGATTGAACTGCTGCGAAGTTAGTATTCTGACCTAAGTCAGCTTGTGTAACTGCGCCGTCCGCTTGTGCCATAAAGATTACATCTGGGTCATCAACAACATATGCTTGAATATCGTCTGCCACTGTACCTGTCGGGAAGTTATTTCTAAACACTACTGTGCCTAGATTTGGGTCTGTGTAAGTACAACCTACAAAAACACCAATAACACCAGCAGGGAATTGGTCAGCATTGTTACCTAAATCTGTAACAATTTCGATAGTTCCTGCGGCTACGATTGCAACAACCGAGCCATTGTATATATTAGTTCCGTATCCAGAAGCAATCGGTAATAGACGTGTAGAACCCGCGTATGGAGTTCCGCCTATATGGTTTACTGCTTTAAGTCCGTAAGGACTAGCTGTAGTTGCCATGATTGTTTCTCCTATTTATTTTTTGCCCTTTCCAAAACTTCGACCATTTTCTTGACCTTCAGCAAATTTAGGCATACGAGGATCACTTTGATTCATGTATGACGAATCTACTGCTTCAGTCTGTGCTCGTGTTTTTTCACCAACATAAGCTTTTCTTTGGTCCATCATTTCTTGAGGAGCTTTACAAAGTAATAGACCACCAATTTCTATGCCTTCTTTAAATTGGCTATTGGGGTCTGATTTTATTATGACTTCTGGGTGTTCCGAATGCTTTACCGGTTCCCAGCCTTCACGCATTTTTGAAGAGACGTTCATGTTATCCGGTTCATTTAGCAAGGAAACTCTAACCCAACGATACGCCCATCCCGGTTGTTGTTTGAACTCCGGAAGGAGTGAGGCAGGTTGCCATTGTTTCGTTTTAAGTGTTTCATCTCTTGCTTCTGTTTCTCGGTCAGTTCTTTTAATAACTTTATCCATTTGCGTTCTCCAATTTAATCATTTCTCGTGCATATTGTTCCGGTGTAAGTTTCAGTTTTTTAGCAAAAGCTACCTGAGTCTTACTTAATCGTACTTTTTTTGGCGCGGTACTACGCGTTGCCGGCGCAACTACATTCGAAGGTTTGCGTTGGGCGGGTTTTTCTGCCGGTTCCAACGAATTATCCCCAAAATTTTCAGGGAATCGTTTTTGCATCGTTTCATCTATACGACGATAGTATTCGTCAGTTGAAGGATTTACCCCACTTCTGACTAATTTTTCATGTAATCCTAAAGCTAATGAAGTCATTTCTTCATCACGTCCAAACCAAGTATTTGCATCTTGCCATGCTTGCGCTTTTGCATCTGGTTTAGGTATATTAGGAGTACTATTTTGATTTAACTCTACACCACTTTCTTGAGTTTGTGAAGACTTATATTGAGGTTTTAATACTTTAGCTTGCGCTAATTTTAATTGAGCATCATTCATTTTAGCTTGTGCTTCAACTATTGCATCAGTATCTCCACTATCATAAGCTTCACGATAATCACGTTTGGCTATATTAACTTCTGATTCAGCAGAAGATAAAACTGTTTTAATGTAATCTTCTTCTCCTGAACTTAAAGTAGTTTGAAGTTTTTTATTGTGTTCTGCTACTTTTTTAGCATAAGCAATAGCTTCTTCTTTTTCTCTAGCAGCTTCTTCTTTAGCACGGCGTTCGTCATGCCATACTTTTTTAAGTTGAGCCATACGTTGTTTAACACGTTCAGAGTAACCTTCTAGATCATCTTTTTCCAGATCTTCTACCATGTCTTTAGGTAGCGGTTCTTTGCCTCTATCTTCAGGAGGTGTGTCGTCTTCTTCTTCAACAAACAACTCTTCCTGTTTAGGTGGTTGTTCTACTCTTTCAACATCTGCAGTGGACTTTTCAACTTTTGTTTCTTTTTTATCTTTGTCTAAATTTACTTCAAGTTCTTCGCCTTCTACTTCATCAGGCATTTCATTTATTATTTCTGCCATGCTATTCTCCTATGCGCGTTCGTAGCCGCGTGGATCATCGACCACTGCTTCTACGGTATCGTCGTTAATAATGCGGAATTCTTTTCCGTGGATTTTAATTCTAGTTCCTGCATAAGCACGAGTTATAACAAAGTCTCCTTCCTTACACCAAGCGCCTGACGGAAACCTAGCTTCATCTTTATAAGCTAAATCTCCTAGTTGCATAACAAACAAAACAACAGTTGAATGTTCTTGTATTTGTTTTACAGCATCTGATTTGATAAGACCACTTTCATATTTTTCATCTGCTTCAGGCACCATACATAAAATACGATAGCCTTTAACATCAGGTAGTTGTGAAGTAAGTTTTTTAAGAGCTTCATCTTGGCTTACTTTTTTACCATCAGTGGTAGTTGTGTTTTTAGGTTTTTTGATTGGCTTACCGCCAGCGTTTACTATAGTTTTATCTGGTGTAGCTAAAACATAGTCGCTTTGAATATTAGGATCTATACTCATTTATCCCTCCTTTTAGTGCTCATTTTAATTACACTATCTGTAGGAGTAGATTCAAAGTCTTCATCTTCTTTTTGATGTACTACCAACATGTCACTAATCATCATTTGAACTGTATCAAAACCTCTAATCTGTCCACATGCATGTTGATAACCTCCAAGGTCTGCACCACCTCTAGCCATATCTTCCGTTACTTCGTTGCGTCTTTCTTTTATCTGGCTGGATAAAAGCATAAGCGTTTCTTTCTCTGCCATTTTAGTCCTTTTTATTAGTTAGTATTGTCCTCATCTTTAGTTACATCTATCTCGGTTTTGTCTTTCAACTTCTGCTCATGAGCATCAGTCTCATCACGCATCCTAGATTCTTTTGCACGCAGGGCAAAGTCTTGTTTTTGTTGCACTGCTTGCATTCCCATTTTTGTTCCTTCCATTAGGTCTTTAGCATTTCTTTCTGCTTGTTGTTGGCTAACTTCTGAACCTATTTTAGCTCCAGCTATTCTTTCTTGTGAATCAATCTTCATCTTATCTATTTCAAGTTTAGCTTTTTCTAGTTCTACATCAGCTGCCATTTTTTGAGCTTTAGCTTGTGCTTCTTGTTGTTTAATTGCAAGTTCTTGTTGTTGCATTTGTACAATAGGATCTTGTTGTTGTTGCTGTGCTTGTTTTTGTTGGACTTCAGCACTGTTTTGTTGTAGTAGTTTTTCTGCAGC